TAGCATCTATCACCAAGAGTCCGGCAGTGGGAAGAACACAACGACTTCCAACGCTGGTGCTGTGGGCGGGATGCAGATTATCCCCTCCACGTTTCACTCTGTGGCGGATCCTGACTGGAGTATTCACGACCCAGTTCAGAATGCTCGAGCCGGTGTACGGTACATCACCCAGCTGCTCGACAAGGCTGGTGGGGACCCCGCTCTGGCTGCTGCAGGCTACTACGGTGGCCCGGGGGCTATCGATAAGGCTCGCAAGGGCATTGCCGTAAGTGATCCTAGGAACCCCAACGCTCCCAACACGCTGCAGTATGGACAACAGGTAGTCTCGAGGATGAACGGTGGGGGTAGCGGATCAGGCTCTAACTGGTGGTCCTCGGCTCCCTTGGCTGATGATGGCTCCGATGCTCCCCAAGCACCTGATCCGGACCAAGTACCCAATGCAACCCCTGGGGTCTCTCAGGATGCTGCGTATGGCTTCAACACGCAAGGGCAGGCTGCAGGTACCCAGGCCCCTACGGATGCCCCACAGGCTCCTCAGGAAGCCCCTAGTCAGGCAGGGCAGGCCTGGAACCAGATCATCCACGGTGTGGGTAATGTGGTCCTCCACCCGCTCGACACAGCAGCGAAGATTGGAACCGCAGTCAAGAATGGTGCTGTTGACTTCGGTCAGAGCATGTACGATCACCCAGGTCAGACCATCGACAACGTGGTCCGGGGTATCGCTGATACGGCTACCTTCGGTGCTGCAGATAAGATCGCAGCGAAAGCGGACCAACTCACAGGTCGCACGGGTGACGCTACCTATGACCAGAACCTTGCTGCCCAAAGAGCACAGGATCAGGCCGGTGGTGCAGCGTTTCACGTAGGTCAGTTGGGGGGTGCATTCCTCCCGGGTGTAGGGCAGGTAGGCCTCGCTGCCCATGCTGTCGAAGCGGTCCCCACGGCCTCTAGGCTCCTCAAGTTAGGCGCTGGTGCAGGCGCTGGTGCTGCTGAAGGCACAGCGAACTACCTTGGTCACAACGATGGTCCTGTGAACCTCAGCGACCTCTCGGCCAATGCTGCCGTGGGTACCCTTGGTGGAACGGTCCTCGGTGCTATGAACAAGCATACCGGCGACCAGATGGCTGAGTCGTTCCTGAGGAAAGCTGGCGGTGCTGGTGATGACGCTACTCGTATCGCTAATGCCCAACAGGCCGCTGAGATTACCCAAGGTCTTCAGGGTCTTCAAGGTCGCACAACACAAGGCGACACAGCACTAGGTCCCGCAGACGCTAACGCTCTTGCCAACAAGTACACGCAAGACGCAGCCAATGCTATCCGTCAGGTTCCTAAGACCGCAGACCGTCAGACGCTTCTCCAAGCTCTGAACATGCCTCGTGCTCTCACGGACGATGAGGTAACAGCCCTCCGAGCACTCCCTCATGGGGATGCTGTAGCTGACGCTATCCAGATGCGCAACCGCGCTATGGCGATGACTGCTGCTTCTCCTGCCAGTTCCAATCCGATCTTGGCTATGGGACGCACAGGTGTCGATAACGGTCTCCTTGGTACCGCTGCGTATGCCACGGGTCACCCTGTCATCGGTATGGCGTTGAACTCTGGGTTCGCCCGGAACCTCGCTGGGCGCCTTTTGGGTGGCCGTGAGAACCGTACAGGGAACATTGCATCTTGGCTCAAGCAAGGGGACAACGCTGAGGCGTTCCTGAATAAGTACGGTAACTCCGCGGCAAACCAGAGTGCCCAGGGTCTCCAAGGGAACATCCAACAAACCCTAGCAGCCCAGCAGGCGTCCCAACAAGCCGCACAGGCTCAGGTGCAGCAGGTGCGTCAACAAGCCGCCCAAGCACAACAGGCCGCTACTGCACAACAGGCAGCACAAACTGTGGCAGCGAAGAACGCACTGACTAAGGCAACTCGGATGCCCATTGGTGGAGGATACCAAACACTCCTTCAAGGCGGCGCTTCTGGGTTAAACCTTAGCTCATCCGAGGCTAACCAAGGTCTTCGGGCACTGTCAAACCACCCGGTACTTGGCCCCATTGCAGACGAGTTGCGCCAAACAGGTGCCGTTGCTGATCCTAACTCCTTCTATGCACTCCAAAACGGTCTCCGAGGGATGAAGGAAAGTGGGTACTTAGGTCAACAGCCCACGGGTGCCTTATCGCAGGGGTTCAGTAGTGACATTAAGGACCCTCTCAAGTGGCAGTCGGCCAAGGAAAGTAACCAAGCCGCTGTAACCCAAGCGATTAGGCAGACAGCCGACAAGGATGTACAAGCTCTAGTCAGCAAAATGGGTGTTACTAAGACAGCAGCAGGACGCAAAGAGGCTTTTGATTCCTTCATGCGCACTCACACGGACCCTACGAAGGTCCTAGATGCCAAGAGGGTAGCTGAGAGCCTGATTACCTATGGGAAATAAGTGAAAACCATTGAAGTTTTGAACCTGCTGGAAGCCTTTGGACGCATTGAAGGCTCTCCGGCACTAACCAACGAAGAAAAGGCCGGCATCGGGAAGGAGATTCTACGTCAACTTCCCTTTGCACACCTTGCATCTGCCTCACACGCCTCTATTGAAGCCGTTTCTCGGTCCATTGGGGAGCGTGTAGCAACCTTGGAGAAAGAGAGTGAGCGAAGAATCGCCGAAGACACCCGGAAGATCGACAGCCCGGGTAAAGAAACACAAAAGACCCGACAGCCACTTCGCAAAGCTCCAGCAAACCCCTGAGGGACGTGCTCAGTTAGCTGAGTGGCGGTCTCGGAGTAGTCATTCTGGGCGTCCCCATGGGGCAACCGATGGGTTCACTCAGAAGACTCGTACCAAAATGATCGCTAAGGCCCGCGCCGAGGCAAAGGACCTAATGATTCATATGGAAAAGAAAGGATACGTCATCCCGAAGGATGAACATGCCAAGGAAGCCCTGGAAGTTGTGATTACGGAGATGCGCCGCAAGGACATTAGCCCTAAGGACAAGATTTCAGCCGCTGCCTTGCTCCTCACGTACACCCTGGCTAAACCGGCAACGGAAACGACCATGAATGTACGTAAAGCCGAGGACTTCTTGAATGACCTCGCTCTTGAAATGAAGGATGAGAAGTAAATGGACGCTCAACTAGCAGTCCGTAAGAGGCTGCTGGATGACTTCACCTTTTACGCCAAACACTGTTTAAAGATTCGGACGAAAGAGGGTTCTATTGAACCCCTAGTCCTCAACGAAGCACAAACGATCTTCGTCGCTAGCTGTATGAAGCAGCTTCAGGAGACTGGAAAGATTCGAGCGATTGTCCTTAAGGGGCGTCAGCAAGGTCTATCAACTGTAATTGAAGGGATGCTCTACTGGTATGTGTCTCAACACCGTGCAGTGAAGGCAATCGTGGTAACGCACTTGGGGGAGTCTACTAAAGCCCTCTTTGACATGTGCAAACGGTACCATGACTCGTGCCCTGAGGCCCTTCGACCCCAGACCAAATACTCTTCACGTAAAGAACTCGCATTCAACCTGCTTGATAGCTCCTACATGGTGGCTACGGCTGGCGGTGAGGGCATCGGTCGTGGAGAAACGATTCAGCTTGCTCACCTGTCCGAAGCAGCTTTCTACCCCCCTGCTACAGCCAAAGACAACATCAACGGGCTGTTCCAAGCGATCCCTAACGCCCCCGGCACGATGGTCTTCATCGAGTCCACAGCGAATGGCATAGGCAATCCTTTCCATAATATCTGGACTGCGGCTGTCGAAGGGAAGTCTGAATTCGAGCCTGTGTTCATCGAATGGTTCCTCCAGAAAGAGTACCGTGCGACTGTTCCCAAAGGATTCGAACGGACTCCCAAGGAAGACGAACTGGTCAAGCTGTACGGGCTGGACGACGAGCAACTGATGTTCCGTAGGCACAAGATCGCTGTCAACGGTGAGGAGCTATTCCAACAGGAGTACCCCTGCTGTGCTGAGGAAGCCTTCTTGACCACTGGACGCCCGGTGTTCAACCAGCAGCAGATGCAGACGTTGATCAACGAGTCCCCGGAAATCAAGCAGCGTCTTGAGCTTATTGGGGAAGACTTCGAAGCCGCCCCTCGTGGTGACCTGATCCTGTACCGCAATGTTGACCCAGGTGAGTCCTATTACGTAGGGGCTGACGTAGCGATGGGTCTAAAGGGCGGTGACTGGTCCGTAGCTCAGATTCTGGACTCCAAGAAGAGACAGGTCGGTATCTACAGGTCCCAAGTTCACCCTGACTACTTCGCTACCGTGCTCGACAAGCTTGGGCACTTCTTCAACACAGCGAAGATCGCAGTCGAGAACAACAACCACGGAATCCTGACTGCTACCCGTCTGGGCAAAGACCTTGCCTATCCCAACATCTACTTCGAGACCAAGGTTGACACACAGACCGAGGACGAGACCATCACCTACGGCTTCCGTACCACTGTCAAGACCAAGCCTCTCATTATCGACAAGCTTCGTGCTGCGTACCGTGAGAAGGACATCGAGGTCTATGACAAGTTGACCCTTCGTGAGTGCCTTACTTACGTGGTCAAGGACGATGGAAAGATGGAAGCGGAGTCTGGGTGTTACGACGATTGTGTCATGTCCCTCGCAATAGCGAACTTCATACATGAAGGCCACTTCACTCCCGTGGAGAGTACTTCTGAATATTACATCGAGATGATTTAAACAATGGCTAAGGCTTCCAAAAAGTTTCAGCCTGTGGATGACAGTGAACTCAAAGTTATCGTAGGGAAACACGTTCAATCGAGCGTACTCTACTATGACTCGAAGCTGTCCAAAGAGCGTATGGATGTGCTCCAGTATTATCACGGAGAACGCCCAAAGCCCGCTCACGCAGGTAATAGTAAATATGTCAGCATGGATGTCTTTGACGCTGTTGAATCGCTCAAGGCAGTACTGCTCGAGACGTTTAGTGCTGGAAACAAGATTGTCTCGTATGACCCGCAGACTGACGCGGATGTAGAGCCTATGCGTATAGCCACTGAATACGCCGATTATGTCGTGCACCGCCAGAACGACTCCTACGGCATCTTCTCGAGCATCATCCAAGATGGCCTGATGGCTCGTAACGGGATCGCTAAGGTCTATTGGAGCGAAGAGTACGAGGACCAAGAAGAAGAGTTCCACAACCTGGACCTTCAGACTGCCGAACTGCTCTCCAATGACCCTGATGTCTCCGATGTCTCCCTCGAGCACAACCCGGACACCGGGCTGTTCGATGGTACCTTGATTCGCAAGGTAGACAAGTGCCAAGTGAAGATCGATCCGATTCCCCCTGAGGAATTCCTGATCACCTCCACGGCTTCATCGATCGAAGCGGCTCCCTTCGTAGCCCATAGAACCCGAAAGACTCGTACTGAGTTGATCAACATGGGTTACTCGAAGAAGCTCGTCTACGCTATCGATGATAACGATGGTGCCGATGAGATGAACATGGACCCAGAGCGCCTAGCACGCTTTGAGGACCTTGGTGTTGGTCTCCTGAACCTGGATGAAGTCGAGAACCAGGAACAGACCGAGCATGTGATCGTGTATGAAGCGTACATGAACATCGATATGGACGGGAAGGGTGCCGCCAAGTTGTGGAAGGTCACAATGGCTGGCAACACCATTCTCGACAAGGAACAGTGTGATAAGAAGCCGTTCCTCTCGTTCTGCCCGGTACCTCTGCCCCATGCGTTCTATGGTGGCAACTATGCTGCCCGAGTGATCCCTACGCAGAACGCTCGTACTGTGCTGGTCCGAGGCATCCTAGACCATACCGTAGTCACCAATAACCCCCGCATGATGGTGGTTAAGGGTGCCGTGACGAACCCCAAGGAACTCCTAGAGAACCGTGTGGGTGGTCTGGTGAACGTGACGAGGCCGGATGGCATCATTCCGCTCCCACAGCCGGGTCTTAATCCCTTCGTATTCCAGACGATTCAGTTGCTGGATGACGATAAGGAAGAGGTCACTGGGGTCTCCAAGCTGTCCCAAGGTCTCAACAAGGATGCAGTGTCGAAGCAGAACAGTCAGGCAATGGTGGAGAACCTTGTCGGCTTGTCTCAGCAACGCGAGAAGATCATCGCTCGTAACTTCGCTAACCACTTCATCAAGCCCCTGTACCTCGAGGTCTACCGTCTGGTTCTGATGAACGAGAAGAAGACCAAGATCATCAGGCTCGCAGGGAACTTCACGGAAGTGAACCCCCAAGAGTGGACCGAGGAAGTCACTTGCACCATCGAACTGAAGCTTGGCTACGGTGAGCAGGAAGCTGAGGCTCAGAAATACATGGGTCTCCATACGTCCCTCTCGGCAATCGATGGGGGCACTGGTCGCCTGTACTCGGAAGCGAACAAGTACGCCCTGATGCAGACCGCCTTGGACAAGACCGGCATCAAGCAGATCAACCGTTACCTCACTGATCCTAGCACCCTCCCGCCTGTCCAGCCTGACCCGAATCAAGTCAAGGCCCAGGAACTCGAGGAACGTCAGGTGGCTGTCCAAGAACAGATGGCTAAGACATCGGCCCAGAAGGTATCTGATCACGCGACCCTTGAACAGATGCGCCTCCAGATCGAGCAGATGCAAGCTCAGTTGGATGCACAGAACAAGAACCGTGAACTCGGTATCAAGGAATTCACTGCTTCGTCTGAACTGGCTCTCAAGACCCATGAACTGGACCTTGTAGAGAAAGAGATGGAGATGAATCCTCCGCAAACCCAAGCGGTCCTCAAGACCTAACGATCCCTCATGAGCGAAGAACTCATGCTCAAACGAGGATTGGCGGCTGAAGTGCTCCTGGAGACAGAGGCCTTCACCGTCGTCATCAACGAGCTATACAACCAATACCTTGCGGAAATCACTGAGAGTGACCTAGGAGCCAAGGAGAAGCGTGAGAACGCCTTCTACCAACTCCGAGCACTCCAGAACGTTACCGCAGAACTCCAAAGTTGGGTCTATGCCAAGGCCCAGCTTCTTACCCCAAACGAAGAGTAATCAAACACTATGACCACCCAATCGGGCGTCAACGCTGAACACACCGCCGCGTTGTCCTTTACTGAAGATGACGCAGCAGAACAATTTCTGTCTAGATGGAGCGATAAGGACCCTGAAGAGGTATCCGAAAGCCCTGAGGAAGAAGACGTAGCTCAAGAGGACGATGAACCGACTGAGCACGAGGCTGAAGAAGAGCATGAAGAAGCCGAAGGAACCGATGAGGACCCTCAAGAAAGCGACGAGGAGCCTACCGAAGACGACGACCAGGAAGTCGAAGAGGAAGACAAGCCTAAGAAGAAGGCTAAGGTCCTCGATGACGAAGCAAAGGTCATCGTTAAGGAAGGCGACGAGGAGCACGAGGTATCCGTAAAGGACCTGAAGCGTCTCTATGGTCAAGAAGCAGCACTGACGAAGAAGTCTCAGCAGGTTGCATCTCAACGCAAGGAAGTGGAAGCCGCTAACCAGAAGGCTGCTGCACAGATTGATCGAATCTATCAGAAGGCCGCTGCCCGTTGGGAGCCGTATTCGAAGATCGACATGCTGGTCGCAAGCAAGCAACTGGACGCTGAGTCTTTCACCGCCCTCCGCGCTGAAGCACAGGCTGCATGGGATGACTTTCGTTTCATCACCCAGGAAGTAGACACGTTCGTAGCGAATGCTAATGAACAACGTCAACAAGCAATGAAGGCTGCAGCAGTCGATGCTGTCAAGACCCTTCAAGAAAAGCTGCCCGGCTGGAACCAGAAGGTTTATGACGAAGTTCGGTCCTATGGGATCGATAAGGGCTTGGCACCCGAAGTCATCAACAACATGGTCGATGCCAATG